GATCCAGAAGTTGGACGACAACAACGTACCTATGGACGGACGTTCGCTTGTTATTCCTCCTTCGGTTCGTAACACCATCATGGGTATTGACCGATACGTGTCTTCTGACTTCGTAACTGGTCAAGCCGTCAACAGTGGTCTTATTGGTAACCTTTACGGTGTAGATGTTTACGTTTCAGCTAACTGCCGAACCATTGAGGCGGCCGCTGACAACACTGCGTCTTCTATCGACACTCGTGCGGCACTTCTATTCCACACTGATGCTATCGTGATGGCTGAACAGCAAGCTGTTCGCTCTCAGACCCAGTACAAGCAGGAATACCTCTCGACTCTGTATACGGCTGACTGCCTGTACGGTATTCAGGTATATCGTCCTGAAGCTGGTTTCGTACTCGCAATCGCCGAGTAATGATACCTGGCCCCCTTCGGGGGGCTTTTCTTCTTTGCACACTATTCTGCTATAGGAATTTCAGATGTCTAATTACACTAAGACCACAGACTTTCAAGCTAAGGACTCATTGCCTACAGGCGATTCAGGGAAGATCATCCGAGGCTCTGAATTTGAGACAGAGTTTGATGCAATCTCAACAGCGATTGCGACTAAAGCAGATATCGCAGGGCCTACATTTACAGGCACTACCACTTTCGAAACTCTTTCTGACGGAACAATTAATATCACTGCATTTGTCGATGAAGACAATATGGCTTCTGACAGTGCAACTTTGGTTCCTACACAGCAGTCCGTAAAAGCGTACGTTGACGCTGTAACTACAGAGCTAAACGCTCAAGACCTGGACGTCACTACAGACTCAGGCACAATCGCTATTGACCTTGATACTGAAACACTGACTGTTTCGGGCGGTGAAGGCATTGACACATCTGCTACGGGCAATGCAATTACCATCGCGGCAGAAGATGCTACATCATCCAACAAGGGCGTAGCCTCATTTGATTCAGCAGATTTCACAGTAACGTCTGGCGCTGTATCGTTAGCGACAACATCTACTGCGGCTGAGTTAAACATTCTTGATGGCGCAACTCTGTCTACTGCAGAACTTAATTTGCTTGATGGCGTTACCTCAACTACTGCCGAACTTAATATCTTAGATGGTGTTACTTCTACTGCCTCCGAACTTAATCTTGTTGATGGATCTACTGCTGGTACTGTCGTTAACAGTAAAGCCGTTGTCTATGGTGCAAGCGGAGAAGTAAACGCAACTACTCTACAGGTAGGCGGTGTAGCTATTACGTCTACTCCTGCTGAACTAAACTTGCTTGATGGCGCAACAGTTACTACTGCTGAAATTAATATCCTTGACGGTGTCACAGCAACCACAGCAGAACTCAACATCTTAGACGGCGTTACCTCTACAGCCGCCGAACTAAACATCCTTGATGGCGTAACTGCTACCGCAACTGAACTCAACATTCTCGATGGAGTTACTGCAACTACCGCAGAGCTAAACATCATGGATGGTGTCACAGCAACTACAGCAGAGTTAAACATTTTAGATGGCGTAACGTCTACTGCTACGGAGCTTAATCTTCTAGACGGAATTACAGGCATCCTTGATGAAGACAACATGGCCAGTAACAGTGCTACTGCATTGGCTACTCAGCAGTCGATCAAGGCGTATGTTGATACTACTGTTGCCGCCACCAACGAACTTGTAGAAGACACTACGCCACAGCTAGGCGGTGATCTTGACCTTAATAGTAACGATATTACTGGCACGGGTAACATTAACGTAACGGGTACTGTGACGGCTGATGGTTTGACTGTTGATGGAAGTGCGGCATTTAATCTAGGCTCAGGGGAAGAAGTTAGCATTTACCGCTCTACAGATTTTGCTGTTTTACGGTTGGGTGCATCTTCAACAGATCATTGGTCATTTCAAGAGGCTGGAACAAATAGCTTATATATAGGTTCTACAGATAGCGGAACGAGTGTAAGTCACCTTAAATTAGATAATAACGGAGACATCAGTTTCTACGAAGACACTGGCACTACCGCAAAGTTTTTTTGGGATGCCAGCACAGAACGACTAGGTATTGGCAACTCGGCGCCTGCTACTGCCCTTGACGTAACAGGTACTGTGACGGCTGACTCTGTCGAAGTAGATGGGCTTTTGCATATTGACGGTTCTGATAATGCAAATGTTGCAAAGTTTGCTTTGACAAGGACAGATGCTTCTTGGTCTATTAATAACGAGACAAATTTTAGAATTTATGGAACTACTGGCGATACTACAAGCCCAGCAACAAAACGCTTTGAAATAGGTACAGGCGGAGACATCAGCTTCTACGAGGATACGGGCACGACTGCGAAGTTCTTCTGGGATAGTTCTGCGGAGTCTTTGGGTATTGGTACTAGTAGTCCAAATACACCACTTCAGGTTTCTGGAGCTAACTCTAGCACTAACGCAGATGCATTATTTAGCGTACAAAAAACGACGGAAGGCTATGGTTTGTTTTCGGGCGTTTTACCTACGGGTGTTAGCTGGTTGCAAGGCGGTACATCAGATGATGCCACTTATTACAATGTAGCGTTACAGCCGAACGGCGGCAACGTCGGTATTGGTACTAGCAGTCCGTCATATCCTTTAACTATTCACGACACTGGCGATGGCATTAAATTTGAAGTCAGCGATACAGTTGATGCTAACTACAGAATACAAGTAAGCGGCAGTGATATTGTTACAGGCCCGTCTACTTCCAGTGCTTATACGTTTCAAACGGGCAACACAGAACGCATGCGCATCAATTCCAGCGGGAATGTTGGTATTGGTACTAGCAGTCCTGCACGAAAACTAACTGTTCAAGGCGGTTCTGGTGATACGTTACCTGTAAGAATTATTGGTGGCTCTGGAACAACCACGAGTGGATTAGAGTTCCAAGATCCTTCTACAACAGCAGACTATAAAGTACAAATAGGCTCTGTAGGCGATAACCTCTATTTAAGGTCTGGTGGCGCAGAACGTTTGCGCGTAGCATCAGACGGCAACGTCGGTATTGGTACAGATTCACCAAGCTATAACCTTGAAGTATCTAGCTCTAGCAACAGTTTTGTACAAATTGCATCGACATCAACTAGCGCACTGACAGGCTTGTTGTTTGGTGACACTTCAAATGCTGTCGGTCGAGTTACCTATGACCACTCAAACAACAGCTTGCAGTTGTTTACTAATACAACTGAAAAGGCTCGCATTAATGCCTCTGGAGACTTTTTAATACGTTGCACAGCTTTGCCAACAGGCTCTACTTCTGGTTTTGGTTTTACAGCAGACCAGTTTTATACGGCAACAACAAGTACATCTGCCAATACGCAAGTTCGTTTTTATAACGGCAACGGCTTAGTCGGTAACATTACAACAGATGGCTCTGCAACATCCTTTAACACCTCTTCAGATCAACGCCTTAAGGACAACATTGTAGACGCGCCTTCTGCTTCTGACGACATTGACGCTATCCAAGTGCGTTCGTTTGACTGGAAGGCTGACGGGTCACACCAGAAGTACGGCATGGTTGCTCAGGAGCTACAGAGCGTTGCACCTGATGCGGTGTCTGGAGACGCTGATTCGGACGATATGATGAGCATAGACTACTCAAAGCTAGTGCCTATGCTGGTTAAAGAAATTCAAACACTACGTGCCAGAGTTGCACAACTTGAAGGAGAAAATTGATGGCTACATGGACTATCGCAAACCTTGAGCGTAACGTGGCAGACGGCGGTGTAACCGTTGCACACTGGCGTGTTACTGAAGTAGACGGAGACTACTCTGCTTCTGCATACGGCACTGTAGGCTTTACACCTGACGCCTCTGCCGATGACTTCGTTGCCTACGCTGACCTAACAGAATCTACTGTTATGAGCTGGGTATGGGCTGAAGTTGACCAGAGCGCAACTGAGGCGGCTCTAACGGCCAATATTGCAGAGCAGAAGAATCCAACGTCTGCTGATGGTATGCCTTGGTAAGTCATGCGTTATTGGCTGTTGTTTTTGTTAATGACTTTGTCTTTGTCAGCATTTGCTCAAGACAGAGAAGACATAGAAAACGAAACGGAGCCTGTTGATTTACCAAATAACAATCAAGATGGAGATTTAAATACTAATACTCAGGTAGGTGGCAATAACACTTCTGGTAGCTACAACACCAACAAGACTTACAACGGTGCGGGCTCAAGTGGTATGCCAGTTAATTCAGCAATCAGTCCTAGTCTTATGTCTAATGGATCTGAAAGCTGTCTACAGAGTATTACGGGGGGACTGCAACTTATAGGTGTTGGCGTGTCTTCAGGCAAATACACACAAGATGAAGAGTGTAATCGCCGTAGAGATGCAATAACGCTTAGCAACATGGGCATGAAAGTAGCGGCAGTATCGCTCATGTGTCAAAACCCAAATGTATGGAGGGCTATGTTTACATCAGCTACACCCTGTCCGATTGTTCGATCGGGCAAGTTAGTGGTTGGTAAAAACGCATTACTTGAAATAAAACGAAATCCTGAGTTGCACATACCAGCATACTTAGACAACAAAGATTTTTACGACGCCATACTAGGAGTAGGTACCGATGAAACAACTGAGATTGAAAGTGCTGTTAGCGTCTCTGATCGTTTCCGCACCAGCATACAGTAATGAAATTGACAGCCTAGTAAACGCATCTCAATCAATTAGAGATAGCTTTAAGTACGGCATTCAAGCGGTTGGTGGTATGCACTACTATTCAACCCAAGGGGGCATTGCGCCTATAGGCAC